ACGCAACAGGCGTCGACGTCACCGTGCGGGTTGTGAATGGAGAGTTTTACATCACAGATCCGCGCGGTGACGAATACCGAACTGGCTTAGTCAGAAAGCAATGACCGAAGGAGGTGCAAATGTATAAGATCTTGCATTGGCTTTTTGGTTGGGAATACACCGCTTGGAGCAACTCCGCAGACGAAGGCGTTGCGCGCGTTCACGCAGACTACGCAGGCCGCATATGGTATTGGCGATACAAGCCCACCTGCGTGATTGACTTCATCGAATCAGCAGATCAAGTCGTTTGGTTGACCGGAAAGCCGCCAGAATCTCTGCTTCGCAAGCAGAACGCCACGCCGCTGAATGTGGTGAAGTGATTCCGCAATCACTTCACCGCATCGACCAGCGCTGAGTGCTTTCTGGCGCATTCGTAATACGCCTCAGAGATCTCAACGACCTTACGAAGAACGGTCGCGCCAGTTCCATCAGCGAGGGGCGTCAGGCTTGGGCACGCGCTTGTCAGGTTTGCCGGCAGGGGTGAGCGCGCCGCTGAGGGCGGCATTTGCGTCCCGCAGGCCGTCAACGTCGAAGCAGACATTGCGATAAACAGGACGGTCAATATACTTGTCCACCGTTTTTGTGATGGTCCGGTAAACCACTTTTGCTTTTGCATCTTGTTTCTCCTTTTTGTCCGAAGCCGCTGCACCTTTTTTCGCCTCTGCCGCCCGCTGTTTCTCTGCCGCGTCCTTGCACTCACGTTCCGCGGCTGCGTACCCAGCGTGGTAGATCTTATACGATACGAGACCAAAGGCGATCAGTGCTCCCAATGCAATGACCACCGCAAGCTCAATACTCCCAGCAATTTTTTTCATGACGCATCTCCGGTCAGCAATTTTTTCTCCGCAAACCACTCTTCCGAGTACTCACATCCTCGGTGCTCCTTGAAATACGGGCCACCGAGCGTATAGTGAACGAGAGCCACGTCTTTTCTCGGGGCGTCGTATCCAACGAGGTGATTCCACTCCGAAGGCAGCTCGCCTATCAGCTCTTCATCCTCGAGCCATTTGAACTGATGCAGCGTCAGGCCGTCAGCGGTGTCAATCACCCAAGGACTAAGATTGAAGCACTTGGCGTTGTTGAACAGCATGACACTCGACCAATTCTTTTTCGCATACATCGTCTGCGGCTCGCCCAAGAACTTCGTGGTCTCCTTCGGAACGTGGTTGTGTTTGACCACCATCACGGCTTTCTTCTCGTCCCGAAGTCGCCACAATTCCTTGAAGTCCCGCAGGGCCAACATATCGCAGTCGATAAACAGGGACCAGCCCGCGAAGTCGCTCAACCACGGAACCAAAAATCTCGAGAAGGAAAAATCGGTCGACTGCAACGGGTGCCGCTCCCGCGTCAAGACGGACGACAGTTGCGGGAGTGCAAGCGGCGTGATTGATACAGGGACGGACGTCAACCTCTGTATGCTGTGCGACAACACCCAGAACGCCTCCGCTTCCCGCGGATCGTAGCCAATAAAAACCCGTATCATTTTTTCTCCCGCAGGAGTTTCAGTTCGCCGTTGACTTCATTCAACGTCTCCCGCTGCTTCTTCAACATTGCGGAATCAACAGGGGTGAAGGATCTGGGCATTGCCTGTTGCTTGACCTCGAGTTTCATGACCTCGGTCTCTAGCGTTTGTTTCTGTTGGGTCAGGATTCGCACCTCGACCCCACGCTGATACCTTGTAAAGTCCTCCGCGTGAACAAACTCAAACCACGCCCACAGGAACATTCCGACAAAACCCGCGGCGAGGGACAATGGGACTTTCTGTTCGAGCAATTCCTTAGGAATGGGCATTTTGTTTTCTCCTTGCTTCATCGCGCTGATCCTTATACATCTCGGCCAGAACGGCGACTCGTTTTGCTTCCTCGCCCGCCAACGCAACGCGGGTCTCGGAGCTCTTCTCGTATAACTCCCTCTCGTTCTGTCTGCTGATACCGATCTCGAAGAAAAGCTTTTTGACAAACCAACCAATGACCGCCATGCAGATGGCGAACGCACCGCCTCCAACGGCCAACAGAACTTTGAGAACGGCATCATCCATGATCTACCCTCCCGCTGAGTTTGTGGGTGTTTGAGGAGGGGTCGGAGCGGGCGGCGAGTTCTGTTGATTTTTTGCCGCGTTGATTTTTTGGAAAATACTGACCGCTTGAGACCCGACGAAGATGAGAGCGTAAAAAGTAGCGTATTCGGTGCTCAACCTGTCTTTTGAGACCTGGAACATAAAACCCCAAGTCATGGTTATGAGAGCAACGTATTGCCCCTGCCGTTGCAACGAAGGGAACTCGGTTCCTTTGTCGCGCAGGAACATGAAGATGGCCGGCTTCGTCAACGCAACGAGAATCAGAATGACGAAGACAACGGTCATCAAACCGAACACCTCTTGCTCGTTGGGGAATCGGAGGCTCGGGAAAAACCCGCTCCACGCGATGATCGGAGGGGCAAGAGGCGGGATTGGTGTCATACCTGATACCTCCCTGAATTGTTTATTCCGAACGCGGACATCCTCGGGTTGACGGCCGAGGACATGTGCACCCAGCTGTCGAACTCGATGATTAGCTCATCGAACTGGATGTCACTCTCCCTGATCGCCTCAAACACCTCACGCGGAGGGCCGAACATGCGAGCGTTGAAGTCGGTTGCTGTTCCCTTCGGATGGGATTTTGCAGCGAGGTAGGTTTTCCAACTCTGCTCATTGACCCCGCCTCCCGCGCTAATCGCCCACCTCTCATACGACTGTCCGCAGATCACCCGCTCGAGGGCTGGGGAGCGATACCAGGAACTAATCGTTATAGGCACATTCACGTCTTCGCGCATGACGTTGTTCCGCTCAGCAAACTTTTGGTTTAGCATCTCACGGACAAGCTCCATTGTTTCGGCGTGTCTCGTTATCTCGGGGAACAGGGTTTCGGGCGGGATGTTGTCGATCCCGTTCCTTGTTGCCGTCTCCGATGCGACGACCTCCGCCCACCGAAAATTCCTGGAAATCTTTTTCTGAAGATCAATCATCGTTCTCTCCTCTTCTCATGCTCCCGCTCGTTGAATATTCTTTCCATGTTGTTCAGGATCCTGCTTCTTTCATTTGCCGCTGTCTCTATTGCGGTTAACAGACGGTTTCTTTCAGCGTCATTTTTGGCCGACGATATTTGCAGCGAGACAATGTCTTTCTGAACATCGTGCAAGGTCTCGAGCTTCTCATTGGCTATCCAACTGAGAATGCCGATTGCTGCGGCGCAAAGGAACAGGGCGACTCGGGCAACCCTGATCCAACCCTTCATGTCCCCATCAACACCCGAAGCCACTTCCAACGCCTTCGTGCCCAGCTCAACGGACTTGAGCGCTGACAGGCCGACCTGTTCTAACGTCTTCTCGAGCTCTGGGATCGTCTTCATTAGAAGGCGGTGCTCCTTGATGATCTCGCGCAGGCGGGTCCTGTCGATACTGCACTCGTTTTCTTCTTGTTGTTGAACCACGGCACGCTCCTTTCGTTGTTCACTCAGTTGACTTAATAAAAAGGTAAGCAATAGCAACCGAAAGCTTCCCGAGATAGTCGCGGGCTGAAGGCAGGTCGGTTACCTGCGAGTTCGCATAGGCAATTATCTGCGCCGGTGTCGATGTCTTGATCGCATCGACAAGGGGCGACGCCTCGACCGCCTGCTTCAACATCTCGGTCCTATCTACCCGTGCCTGTTCTTGAGCTGGGAGTGGATCAGGGGGCGGTTTTAGCTCGATTTCACGGGAAATATACACGGCAGTGTCTCCCAGCCTGACGCTCGCAGGAACGTGGGCGGGGCGGTGGGTGGCTTTGTCGTATGCGGGAGTCTCATCAATAACAGGGTAGAAGCCGAGAGCTCGTTGCGCGTCCGCGTCGAGATTGGGAACTCCGGTGACACCACCGTAATTGAATGGCAAGCGCCCCATGAACATCACCACACCACCGTTCTTCACGTATGCAAACATCGTCTATCCTTTTTGCAGGGGTATGGTCGGGATCAACCCCGCCTGCGCTGCCGCTATCGCAAGAGTTTGGTTGTTGGCCTTGACCATCTCATTGCGGAAACTCTCAATCGCATTTCCCGTTGCCCGTTGTTGCTGACTGTTCTCAATTATCAACATCGGCAGCCAAGCCAACGAACAGGCCCAGTGGTCAACTTCCTTCTCGCTCTGCGGATCCTTTCCGCGCACAAGAATCCAGAGCGGGCACTTGTGACAAACCTTCTCTGTAGGTTTTTGGTGCAAGGGACAAACCAAACCATCGTCGGCTACGGGTTTTGAGGCCATTACTTTACCTTTTCTTTAGAGAAAATATTTTCAAACACCGTGCCGTCAGCAACGGCTTCTATTTCATGCCACTTATTAGCGGGCAAATCAAACGCACCATCAGACGGGGTTATTCTTCGCTCTACCGACTCTTTCCTGATGACACACGCCCCTGCGTGGCAAATAGTAGCGTGCGCGAAAGGGTGTTCGTGCCGGGACAAACCCTCCCCGGCGGACGCGTGAAAAACGTGGTGCATAACCCCGTCGTAGGAAAAAATATGTTTGGGTGCAATCGTTTTCATCAGAGGGGCGTAACTGCTTCTTCCGGATTGTCTATAGCCCTCAGTTCAGCTACGCGCAGTTCTCTTTTTTCTAGGGCGTTTCTGAGGTACGCCGGTTGTTCAGTAATTTGTGTATTAACAATGCGGCCATCTTTGCCGATCCGTTCTTCCTCTCCGTAAGTGCCAAACCACTGGAGCGCGTGAAAATCAGCAGGTAGAGTCAAGTTAGACACTCCCAAAACTGCAACCCCATCCACATACACAGCGGAATCCTCAGCTATAACTGTTATGCGCGACACCAACTGCTCGTCAATAGTTTTTTCTGTCATGGTTAGTCCTTTGTAGCAATAATTACGTCAACATACTGAACAGCAAGGTTGATTGCCGTTCCGGTGAAACTGTGGTTGTGCGAACCGCCAGCTCCTTCGGTCTGCGTTGCTCTTGGTACGCCATTGCCGTCGTTCCTTGTGTATCCAGCCGCTATATAATCCGTATTGCAACCGCCGCCTGTTGAAAAGGGTTCACCTGTTAGCGTGTCCACCTGATTGTGGGCGTGTGACGGAATTTGAGAAGTGGTCAGCGTCGTGTTGCCAACGGTGCCGGCAACCGACTGCGACGCGAACGCCGTCGTGAACGCAACAGAGCCGCCAGACGACGCTGTTCCACTGACGACCCGCAATGCTTTGTTATTGTGGGTCGTGTCTTTTGTCCATCCGGTGGGCGCTGATGTTTGTTGGAACAACATCTTGGTGCCAGATGCGATTGCCGCACCGACCGCTGTTGTGACAAACGCCGTGGTCGCGAGGCGGGTGCTGTTATTGCCCGCCGTCTGGGTCGGGGCAGTTGGATTGCCTGTGAGAGCCGGTGACGCAAGGGGCGCATAGCTTGCCAGCTCTGTCTGCACATAGGCAGTCGTTGCGATCTTCGTCGTATTGTCCGCTGCCGCAGGCGTCGGTGCAGTGGGAGTGCCGGAGAACGCGGGGGAGGCCAGCTTCGCGTAGAGCGCCGCCGCCGAGCCTCCAAGCGTGGTTACGTTTATGTCGTATGCGCTGGATAGATTAGCCCACGAGACTCCACCGAAGATCTCCCACTTATTGCTCGCGCTGTTCCAGCGTATGAAGCCGGTCTCGGGGTTTGTGACCGTAACAGCAGCAGGGTCCAAACCTTTTGCAAGGTCTGTGTCCCGTCCTTTGATATAGGTCAGGAAGTCAGCGTATGCGCTGGTGAGTGTAGGTAAACTCCAATCCATAATTTTCTCCTAGAAACCGTCTGCTGCCCAGCGGACATCCCGCGTCACTCGGGATCCTGCTGTGTTAAATACCAACACTTGAAAGTCAGTCGGATTTGGCGCATCTGTGAAAGACAAGACAGCAAACACAGCGTCCGTGCTCTCAGGGGTCAACGTAATGCTCTCAATATCAATAAACGCTTTATTGAATGTAACGGTCGTCCCGCCCGAGTCCCCGCTGTTCGCGGTGACAACCCCTGAGTCATAAAGCTTCTTGGTGTCCAGACGTATGTTCAAAGTGTCTATCTGCACGAGCTCGGTCAGGTCGGCCGGTGAAGATGCGCCACTGAAATCCAATTCTATTTGCACGTATCGGAAAGCGGTAGCGTATGTTTGCCACGAACCCACCCGCTCGTTCCACTCGTCCCCAGTTGGCGATGCCTCGGCTTTCCACCGGATGATTGGCGTGATGTTCATCTGGGTGTCAACGTCGGTCTTGCCCAATGTTATCGTGATGAGCGTTGCGGGTATCGTTGTCCCGTAGTCAATTGTCTCGATGTAGGACCCAGTCAACTCATTTGGTTGTATGAATATCGGATACCCAGCGTTGATTTGGTCCTGCGGTGTCGACCAACTGTTGTTGATGAAGTGGTCCTGATAAGTTTCTGTTGCATTTACATTGAACAACAACGTCCCATCCGCCTTGGTGACGCCATTATTGAGAGTGCCGTCAAGCGCCGAGTCGAAGTCACTATAGAGCACATAATCGGGAGGAGCGCTCACGGTCACCGATACGCTTCCAGGAGTTCCGTAATTGCCTGCGGTGTCTACACCAACAACCCAATACCGAAACACGCCTGCAACAGACTCAAAAAATACAGAAAACTGCGCGTCCACAATTCCGGTTATTTCTGCAGACTCAAACGTCTCTCCGACCCTTACTTCATAATGCGAAATCGGAAGTGAAGCTTCGCCGCTGGTCCAGCTCAGCAGCACATTATTGTCTATCGATTGGGCAGAAACAACAGGCGCATTCGGAGCTGTGACGACAAGCTCAACAGAGGTTGGCGTTCCAGTCGCGCCGCTGGCATCAACAGGCGCAACCCACCAAGTCCTAGATTCGCTCCAATCTATCGCGCGAACGAATTGAGTCAAATCAGAGAAGCTGACAAATTCACTGCCGTCTGGAGATCCTTCCCATTCTTGCCCAAAACGAATTTCGTAACGCTCTGTGTTGTAGCTTCCACTGCTCGGTGCGCTCCAAGAGAGCGCCATATTCCGTCCAACAATTGCCGCGGCAAGGCTGCTGACTGCGCCAGGAGCGACCGGAGACACGGTGACGCTCTCGTTTGCGGAAGACTCGTTGCCTGATGTATCAACTGCCTTCAGCAAGAATGTTTTTTCTTCAGAGAAAGCCGCCAGCCGATACCAAGTCGCTTTGACTCTAGCGACCAGCAATGAAGTCTCCCAAACCGAGCCTTCTCGCAACTCATAGTAATCAATGTCCTTGTCTGCGACTGCAGGCCAAGAAAGAACAACGCCATTCGCTTCAAACGCCGAAGTCATGTCAGAAACGTTGCTAGGAACAGCCTCTTTCCCAACGACTGTTATTCCATCGAGATAAGTCCATTCTCCAGCATTCTCGAACATCGTAACCGCGCGCACGCGCACGTCATAAGACTCTCCGGCAACAACCACAGACAAAAACGAAACCGGATTCGCAGCGGCCAGAACGTCCGGCGCATCAGCCCACTCCATCGGACTTTGACTTGACTTGGCATACTGCACCTCGTAATAAGAAGCAAACGAGCTTTGCACAGCGGTCCAATTCAGCCTGATCCTCGGAGTTTGAGTTCCATCTTCGTGCGTCAAGAGCCAAGCACCGCCAGTCTGCGATTGCAATCCGCTCACAGTCAACCCGCCAAACAAAGACGGCAAGTTGGTGTTCGGCGCTATCGAAACGTAATTTTCTTCTGCAGTGCTCCAATCATAAATCTCCGCGGCAGTCTCTCGCAGCGAAGCTTCTACCAGCATCGCTCCATCTTCGTCGGCGGTGAATCCGAGCCCGATGACTTGGAACGGCTTATTCACCCATCCAAATTTTTCGTTGGAAAGATAAACTGTCCTCGACGGCACCAGCCGCAAAGCCGAAAGACGGAGCTTGCCTGTGACGGTCAAGCCTTGCCGTGTGCGCAACAACTCGATCTTCGCGAGGCGTTGCGCCTGATACCCACTCATCACGAATGGCGTCAAATCAACGTCTCGCCATATCTCCTCGCCGCCGTCCTCAGCCAAGTAAGTCGCAGAGACAACCGGAGGAAAGTCCACTGGTTGCCATGCGCTGGACGGATCGGTGAACAGCCCTTTGACGCGATTAGCGTTGTCTCTCTTCGACACATTCGTTTGAATTCGAATCGGCCCTGCGAAATCATCTTCGTTCAGCGAAACGGTCGGCACGTCGTAAGCGCCAGCATATATCATCCACTGCCCGTCAACGTTGACCAAGCTTCCGGCCATCGCTCCAAGCAAACGCTGAATAATCGCAGACGGCTTCTCGTTGGTTGAATAAGTTCCATCAACCCTGTAGCGCGGCTCGTCGTAATAAGTAAGTGTGTGCGTTCCGCTGCCGCCGTCGCTTATGGTTATTGCAATGCCTTTTTGAGCGTCTTGCGCCGTCGCTGCCAAGGCAAACAAATTGCTCGGTGACGCGATTGCGTAATAAGTCACGCCTGCAGAAAGTCCAGTCGGAAGCGCACCTGACGAATCGACCCTGACTCCATCGCCAGTCAGCAACAGCTTCTCGCCGCTGGCGAGAGCCAGCTTGCCGTCGCTGATTGTGAATGTGGCTTCGTCTCCAGTGTCGCGCAAAACCCGCTCATCACAGACATTTGCTGCGGCAATCAGCGCAGCTTCATTTATCTCTGTGTCATAGTCTAGCGCCAAGCCGGAATTTATGTTTGCGAGATAATACGCAAGAACCAGCGCTGGATTGTTGCTCCATCCGGTGTAAGCAGGAGACTCTCTCGGATCCAATATCTCGGCATTGCCTTTGCTCACGACAGTGATGTTCGGAACGCCTGTCGGATAAAGATCAACGTTGTGCTTCAGACGCAAATGGATCTTTGCTCTGCCGCGCTGGAGATGCGCGTCAGTCCACTTTCCAGAAGACTCCGCAACAAGGCTCGGGAACGGCTGCGCTGCACCCTCATCCCCTAAGCTCGTCTCCATGTTTGCATAGCCTGCGTATTTTCCGACTGCTGCGCCGCCAGAGAAAACAACCAGATCGTCGTTGAAATATATGTCGTCAATTGATTCGAGCGTGTGCCCTGCCAGCGTGATCACCAAGTGCAGGTAATCATTATCAGAGGAAACCTCGAAAAACGTTATTGCGCCGCCATGCCTGCATCGACCGATTATAAATTGATGGGAATTGATTGCTTGCCGAACGGTAATCAATCTACCTTCAGCTTGGAACGAAGCTCCGCCAGAAGGTTTTTTTGCAAGCGATTTTGTGATCGCGCCCATCACAACAGATGTGATGAGCGAAACCACGAAATACGTGATTATCTGCTCAAGCGTTATAGCGGCAAGTGCTGCAGCGACTGGAGGCATCAGCCGACCCTCCAGCAGATCTGACAATCAACGGTTCGCAAAAAACGAATGCCGCTGGTCGTCAACAAAGCTGATTGCTCTCCGAGCGATATTCCAAGCGCAGGCCACTTTGGATCCTCCGGATAAGCCACAACGTCGCCTCTACGCGCGAATTTCACAGAGCTAGAAATGCATTGGAAAAACTTCTCTGCGCCTGCTATGAATGTCGCTTTTCGATCCGGAGAGCGGACGTCTGCGTAACGAGAAATCAAACGCCAAGCCTCTTCTGGACTCGAATACCGGCCTTTCCATTCACTCCAACGATCAACCCCAGTCAACGCTTGAATCGATCCGCATGCAAATGAAAAGCAATCATTCTCGCCCCAAACAAACGGGCGAGCGCGAGAAGCGTCAACGAATTTAAACAACCTAGCTTCCCAACCATCGACTCTAAGCAAGCTAGTCTCCATATGCAGAATCCTCTCCAACGTCAGAAGAATTCCCGGGATTAGCAACCCGAGACGATCCAGCGCCTGGACCGCCCCATATCAATTGCGCGTCTTGCAAAATTGGAACGAACTCGAATCCGAGATCTCCAGGCCACTCGAACGCTTGATCCTCTTGCGTGTATCGCCGATCACGGGTGCGCTCCAAATCAACCAACCTATCCTCGTATTGCGCAGAGATGGTGCAGGTCTCGCCAGAGTCTTCTATCACGCTCAAATCAAATCGACCTGCGCGAACTTGATGAGGGTCTGCAACAAGCGCGCCCTCTGCAGAATCGAAAAGACCGAGGTATATCTTGACAGGATAGCCGATCCTCGTAGACTGCAGCGCAAGAGAAACTAGATCACTTGGCATTCCAGAGAGCAAAACGGTGAACCCTATCGCACGAGTCTCTGCGCTCTCGTCCAGCTTCGAGAATCCGAGCAGGTTGCCGCCGCCAGTCCAGATCCTTCCGCCCCACTCGATTGGTCCTACGCCAGTCCAAAGACGCAACCAATAATCGCTTGGAGAATCGTCTGCAACATAGAACAGCCCTTCGACAAACAGCGCAGGAAAAACTTTCCCTGCCTGAATGGCGGCAAGATTTTCGGCAGAGAATCCGCGTTGCGTCATCAGATAGCCTCAACGCAATCGAATCGCAATCCATAGAACCGCGCCAAGCCGATGCTCCAGTTCTGCTCGTTGCTCGAAAGTCTCCAACGACCAACCGCATTGCTGAGAATCAAAGGTTCGTCCGCAGAATAATCCTGCCGCAGTGCAGGCCATATCTCGACCGTTCCGCTGCCTTGAGGCGAGGCAGGCGCTTGCGTGCCGTTCACAAGCACTTTGTGCAGCCTTGCTGTCGCGCCAGAACCGAATTGAATCCAGTCTCCGGCCTTCCACGTCAACCCTTCAACGCCGTAGACCTCTAGCGTTCGCGCGCGAGCAGAATGAGCGCCGAACAATTTTGGAGCGCCGCCGCCCCAAGTTCCGCGCGGCTCTGGATTGGCAGGATCTCCCATTAAGAATGTGCCTTCCATGCCGTTGAGCGAAAGCAGGAATGCAATCCACGGCTCCGCCTCAGAACGATCCATCGTTGGCAACTCAACCGACGCCATCATCATCTGGCCTTGATTGACGTATATCTGTTCAGAAAAAGAGAACGGAGAGCGCGCATTGCCAACAGAAGACTTTGCGCCGAAAGTCACCCCGCTGATATCAGCGCCATCGGTTGGAAGTGAAATTGGATAATCCATCGATCAAGCTCCCATCGCTTGCGCAAGAGGTCCACCGCGTCTGCGTGTGTCAACAACCGCTGCCACAGCGCGCTGTTCGATGGAGCCGTTGATCCTGCGAATCATGTCTTCAAGGCGAGCCAATCCTGCCGTGTCTGCGCCACGAGCATCGATGTAGTAGGTTCCACCGCCAGAGCTTTGCCCTGGAGTCGAAACCGTAACCAGCTCGCCTGGAGTTGCTTTGAACAGAACGTTCTGAGAATCTATCCCGCCGACGCCTCCGACGGTGAATTGCCCTCCATCGGCCATGCCCAGAATCGAAGCCATGCTGTTCGGCCCTGCGTCGCCAAGCGCTCCATCAAGTCCGCCAGCATTGACGTCGCCAATCGCAGGCGCTCCGAACAACGCGCCGACGCCCCACTGAACAACGCTTCCAAGCAAGCCTCCAAACAATCCGCCTCCGCCTCCGCCGCTGCCTGCTGCGTTCTGCAGCTTGAACATATTCGAAACTGCTTCGGCAAGAGGTTCTGTCACCAACTTTCTGAATGCGAGGCGAGCCAAGTCTTGAGCCAATCCGCCCATGACATCGCGCAAGCTCTTGCCATTCACCACTGCATCTTCAAGCGCAGAATTGAAAACGAAGCCGTATTCACGCGCGGCGTCTGTTGCCTTTTTCTCTGCGTCGTCCAGTTCCTTTTTTGTCTTGGTAATTCTGTTGCCGTGCTCATCCCACATGTAAACTAGATCGTCAGCGGCTTGCTGTGCCTCTTCCGCCGCGGTGACGTATTCTTGATTCAAAACTTTGGCGATTATTCTCTCAGCTTCCTCAACTTTCTTGAGGCTTTCTTCCCACTCCTTCATCGTCATGGTCACGCGATTGCCTTGCGCATCCCATGTGTAGATCAAATCATCAGAGGCTTTCATCGCCTCCTCTGCCGCCTGAACATAAGCCTCGGTCGAATACTTCGCGATGGCGTCAGCAGCCTTCTTCGCCTCCTCTTGGGCTTTCTTTATCGCGGCTTCGTCTGGAAGGCCAGGAGCTTTTTTCTTCGGATTGATTGAGTCCGTCGGCATGCCTGTGTCGCCGACATAACCGGAGTCACTCAGCTCTTGATTGCGCCTGTAAATCTCGAACTTGCGGCGTTGCTCATCAGCTTCGATCTGTTTTTGATATGCAGCAACAGCTCCTTGTCGCTTGCCAGGAGTTGCGGTGTTGATTTTCTCGATGGCTTGACGAGCGCGCTCGATGCGGCCGGTGAGCTCGTCAATGTTTTCCTGCGGGGTCTTGAATGGATTCGTTGTTCCGAATCTCGCAAGCGCTTGCCAGAACCCGCCAGCGACGCGAATGCCTTCGTTGAATTCATCGACCAACTTGTTGAGCTTATCGACGACCGCAGGAAAAATGTCCAGCGCCAATCCTCGCGCTTGGCGCGCCAACAACGTCAACGAATCATTGAAGCGCTCTGATTTTTTTGCAAGATCTGTCGTGATCAAGCCGTATTTCTCGGCTTCCTCCCGATTGCGCTTGAACCCCTCTGCGCCGCCATTGAGCAATGGGATCAGCTCTGCGCCAGACTTTCCGAATATGCGCATCGCTATCGCTGTCTTGCCAGCGCCATCCTCCATGCCAGCAAACTTTTCGGCAACCTCTTCGAGCAGCATTTCGGTCGGCTTGAGTTTGCCATGCGCATCAACAACGGATATTCCGAGCGCTTGGAATGCCAGCCGTGCATCCCCTGTGTTTGCGGCTGTGTCCACAGCGTTCTTGGAAAGGAACCGCAGGCCTGCGCTAAGTTGCTCAACATTGACGCCAGACAAATTCGCATAATGCTGAAGCGCATCCAGCGATTCAACAGAAATTCCTAGCTTTTGCGAAGACTTGGCGAGGGAGTCTGCTGTGTCGAGCAGATCCTTGGTGAGCTTTGCCGTCGCGGCAGAAGCGATTCCAACAGCAACGCCAATTGCTGTTGCGGCGCTTGCCGCGCTCCTTTGAACCTTCGCCCATTCGCGCTCAGAAACATGCGCAGCACGCCCCATGTCTGACGTGAACTGCGCAATGTCAGCATGAAGTTTGATTACAAGATCGCCAAGGCCAGCCATGACTTATCTTCCTGTGTTCAAAAGAGCTGCGCGAGCTTTGCGTGAGAGGAGGACGTCCTCAGATTCCATCGAAGGAGGCTTGAACAACAAAAAGTCGCTGATGGTGAATGGATCAGGCTTCTTCTTGGTGTCCCGATTGATGTTGGCCATCAATGCGGTGAGTTGAGCGACAGAAGCGTCTGCGCGTTCATCGCCTATCGGCTGAACCCGATCGTATGCAGCCCAAAGCATAAATTCCTGAGCAGTCATCCGTTGCCTCAACTCATCAAGCGTCATGCCCAACCGCAGAGCCAGCTTTAGCGAAAACATTATCTCCGGTTGGGTTACGATTTTTTTGCGATGTCCTCCTGAGATTGCTTGGTCAGGCGATTCATCTCGAGAATTGCAGAAGCAATTGCTTCGACAGTTCTGAAGCTCATGGCCTGAATTTTCGAAACGTCATCGGCAGAGAAAAGCTGTTTGCCTTCATCGTCGATTGCGCAAATCGAAACAAGCCAAGCGCCTGTGGTCTCACGCTCCTCGAATGGACGCGAAATGAACTGCATCCACTCCCCTGCCGTCATCTGGCGAATACGAACGCTGCCGCCGATGTCTGGGAGCTCGACTGTCGTCGACTTCGGCGGAGCGTTCAGCAAAGCATCACGAGTGAGTGCGTTCATGCGTTACGCCCAGCTGACAGAGCCGTCGATCTCGACCGTCACCGCAGCCTTCAGCACGTTGTCGACTCCACCCGAGATCACGACGCCGAGAACGTAACCTGTGAATGTCGCAATCGAAGGCGTGGTGTCGGCAAGCGTGACGCGAAATTCGCTGGCGAGACGCGACGCGCGCTGAGACCTGAGCAACTGATGCGCTGCATCGTCGGGATCCCAGTTGAGCGTAAATGTGAACTGGCCTTCGTCAGCCAGACCCATTTTCTTTTCACGCGCGGTCGACTGAAGATTGGAAACGTCGATCACGCTCGCTTGTCCGCCAGGGCCGTTGAAGTCCGTGACATTCGGAACTTCAGAATACGCCAGCGGACTGACGACTTGCGAGATCTCGATCTTGGTGCCTTGTGCTTCTACAGCTTTAACCATAGCGGCTCTCCTTCAATTAAGAATGATACCAACAAGAAAAATCCAACGATGAACGATGGACCTTCGATTCGCTTTCATAAAAATCCTGATCCGACAAACAGACAGAGCGGAATGTGCTTGCCGTGGCCTGCATCCTGCTCCTTATCAACTCAGAGAGCGCTCGCGCTTGATCGTAAGACCGAGACCAAACATCAATTTGCACCCTGACATTAACCATTCCGCCGTCTCCGCCAGCAAGGTTTGTTTGCGGCGTGCCGATCACACGCTCATAAGTGACGGCAGGATAAATTCCTTCTTGAAGAACTGGCGTTATCCTGCTGCCGACCGCGGCAACCAACGAGCTCTCAGCCGCGAGATGCGCCTTGAGATCGGCTTCGAAAGTCATCGCACGACCCTCGTGTTCAACTTCTTTGCTTCGACTTCAAGTCTGGCTTTGATGGCGTCCTTTATAACGTTTGCCGCGGCAAACTTTTTGGTTTCAAAAGCAGGCCGGAGAAAAGGTCTGGCTCGCATCTTGCTGGTTCCGAACTCCAAGAACCGCCAGTAAAATGGATCGTCCGGATTTGCAGCCCCATTTTTTCCAGTCGCTTTTTTGAAAGCCAGGATGGCCTTGCTGCTGAGTTGCCGCACGCCAACCATGACAGACGCCGTGTGTTCGTAAGCGCGGATCACTCTCGCGCGTATGTTCCTGCGCAGCGTTCCTGCCCTGCGCCTGCCTTTGAGCGCGGTCGAATCCATCGGGTTCAATACAGGCGCACGCTTTTTCGCTTCGTTCGCGATGTCTCTCGCGCCCTTCATCAACGCTGCATTCAGCACGCGCTGAGTCATCTTCTGCGGAAGCGCTTTCAGCGCGACTTGCAATTCGCGCAAGCCTTGCACCTCTATCTTTGTGGAGTTAGCCATTGGTTAACCCCTCCGTGCAAAGCAACTTGATGTAGCGATTCTTTTCGCCGTAATTCAGGATGGCCTTGATGTCGAAAATTCTCGAGCCGAATCGAACGCGCATGTCGTGCGTGATTCCGGCTTGATGGCGAAAATCGATCTTGTGCGACACCTCAGACAAATGAGCTTGCGCCAAGAACGGCTCTCGGCCAGAAACTGGACTCACACTCGCCATCGCAGAAAGGAATGTCGCCCAAGAGAAATCAGGCTCGCCACTGGCTGATTGCGGCGGGCTGGACGGCAACTTGTGCTCGACCACGATGCGATGGCGAAGCGTTCCAGAGCGCATCAAAAAAGCCTCTCAGCCGCGATAAGCGGATCCAGCAAGCCGTCAACGTAGTCGTGCGGCAAAGTTGCGATCGATATCCCGATTGCAAACTGCTCCCGCTGCTCAAAAAGCGTGGCAACACGAGTCTGCATCCAGAGCTTCAATGCGTCAGGGATGTTTGCTTGAGCTGCTGCCTCATCCAGAGGAGATGCCTCTGCAGCGTCATAACCTGCGATATAGGTCACTTGGATGGCGTTCGGTGCCGAGCAAGCCGAAGGCCAAACAGCACCGCCAACCGGAGCAACCACAAGCGAGAGATCTCCGCCGTGCACCTCATAAAGAGCCGGATCAAGCGTTTGAAGGTCGCCGCTGGTGTCGCGATACTTCACGCTTTGAACGCTGGCCATCGGAGGGAATGGAAGCTGAATGGGTCGGCCGCAAGGCCAACCGTCAAACTCCGCTCGCAACGTGCGTTGAATGAATGCCCTGCGAGTGAGGTTTTCCGCGTGCATCCTTGCCGCGGCAATCAGCATGGAGAGCTTTATGGTGTGCTCTGTGTCGTCCGCCTCTACCCCGACCCAAGACCGCGCGTCCGCAAGAGAAACAGGCTCGAACGCTGGCGCATCAACGACGACGATGTTTGGCTTCATGGCGTCAATCCCAACTCAAGATGAAATCACCGGCCATCACACGGCGCGTTCTCGCACCCCAAGATTCCAACAGCGCAACGGCTGCATTTGGCGCGTCGCCGTAAGCGCTGTCGTTGCCTTTCTGCTCGACAATCACCAGCGGTCGATTCAACTTGAAAAATGTTTCGCCGCCAGCAACAACTGCACGTTCGAATCCCTCGACATCGATCTTCACAAAATCAATGTCGTGCAGATCGAACGCGTCCAGCCGGAGCATCTTGATGCCTTTGACGACGCGCTGCGCGTCAGGATTCGGAACATGCCGAGTGCCAGGGTGGCGCTTGCCGATTGCGATGTGAGCGTTGCCTGTCGTTTCCAGCGGTATCTCGATGTCAACAACGCCTTCAGCTTCCCCAAGCGCAACCGGATACAACGCATAGTGCTTGCCGGCAAGGTTTCTTTCGAAGAGCTCGCGATGCTCAGGAACAGGCTCGACTGCGTGCAGAAAATCGAACTCGTTCACCAGCCACATCGACCACAGCCCGACATGCGCTCCGATGTCCAGCACGCCGCGACGACGATTCTTCGGCAACAACTCCAAGCATGCATCGAGCTTGTGCTTCTGATATGTGGCTTTGCCGTCGATGACTTGCCTGCGCTTGCCGCGCATCATGTCCGCGAGATGCAACTCTGTCGAAGGCAACCAAACCCCATCCACCAGAACGCCAACGTCCTTAGTCATTCAAAAATCTCCTTCCCTGTTCGAATACGAATTCTGGCGTAATCGAGCTCATGATTTTGGCGCAATGGTCGCAAGGCACGCGCAGCCCACAAGCATCTTTGCCAGAAACGCCAATGTTTTTGTGCAGCGAATAGCCAGTCAATTCGATCGGGGTAAATCCGCCAAAAATGACAACGGCTGGCAATCCAACCGCAGCCGCGGCATGATGCAATCCGCCTTCTGGCAGGAACGCGCCTTTGGCGAACTTTAACGCAGCCGCGGCGTGGCGGAAGCTTGGCGAGGCCACAAATTCGACCTCGGGGATGGGCCGAGCTCCGGACTCGCCAAGCTGAGCCAGCCTGTGGCCATCCTTGGCCAGCAACGAGGCCAATTTGCGCCAGCGCTCCTGCCCCCACTGCTTGTTGGGCGAAGCGTTCTGCTTGATGTTTGGCTCAATCACAATCTTGCCTGTAACTTTCGCTCCGAACGCAAGCTCCTCATCAGTGAACTGAATTGTCGCTGAATTTGGCCGATAAGAAAAGTTGTAAAACCACTGCCTGTCCGTGTGGCGCACGTGGTAAGGGCGACAACTCGACCCATTCACGATTGAAGCAAAATCGCCGGTTTCCTCCGGCATAGCGATTGCGGGATTGCCTTCCCAAAGCGCATGCCAGCGCGGACGGCCATTCTTGTCGAGGATCTTGACGCGCTTTCCGGCCTTGCGGAACAACGCCTCGGCATCCCCTGCCGCCATCAATTCGTCACCCATTCCCATGCAGAAATTTTCCCTCTTTAAATTCCTCAAGCGTCCACTGGCAATTCACCAATCCAGCGGCCCAATCCTCCCTGTTCTCCGGATAGAATGGAGACTCCAAAAGCCGCAGATCATTCAGCGCAAGAGGAGAGGCTGCGCAGCCCTCCAATGCGAAAACTGGAATGCCGCGGCGCAGCGCTTCGCAACCAGCAGAGGATGAATGCACAACAACAGCCCAAGCGTCATTCAACGCTTCAGCGAAAATTGTTGCGGCGCGGATTTTATCCCTAACCCAAGGCATAATGACCAAGCTTCTGTCTGTGTTCTTGCGAATCAACTTCATCACGCTCGTTGTCCAAATTTCACTTTGCTGTTTTGCGACCAATCTCATATATTCGTCACTTTGAACGACAAGGAGAACGTTCTTGCCTGTCTTCTTCCAAGGTTGAATTTCTATGCCGCTGGACTTCAACCTTTGGAAATTCGGTTGCTGCAACAGAGAGCATTGCAAAGCGCCAAGCGTCACCCTGAAGTGCGTTCCTCTTTGTCCGTCAAAATATGCATTGTCTATATACCTGAACGACTTCGCCTTCTCCCGAGAAGTGTAAAGCGGAATCGTTCCAGAGGACAGGCCGTAAAACGCAATGTCCTTGCCGCGGACGTCGAGTCCGCTAGCTTCGACAAGCTGCCCGCCGCAGCCGATCGCGAATGCAGACGCGATCCTTCTGGACTTTGCCTTGTTACGATCGTAGCAGACTAACAAACGCTTCCCCGCTTTCTATTTCGTCAACGCGCCATTGCGCCCATGCCATGTAATGAAGAGCTTGCGTTCGATCTGGCGGCATTTCTGAACCGCCGTCTATCGAGGTGAATGCTGCCGTCCTGCAAATCCAAAATGGAGCCAGCGCAACGACAGGAATCCCAGAAACGAGCGCATGCACTCCAGCGCCAGAAGACCATATCACAACAGCGGCTGCGCCTGCAAGATCTTCTGCGAGAGGAACCTTCGGTGCGAAATTTCCAGGATGAGCGCGAACCCTTACAGGCAACCCCATCGGATTCAATTTCAATCGCGCGACTGTGTCTTCAGTCCAATCGATCGGCATCATTCTGCCTTGAACGCCAAACGAGCGATTTGGACAAACGAGGATGTAATCTCCAGTGTTGCGATAAGGCTTCGGGTTTACACAAAGCGCTTTGAATCTATCCCAAGGACCGACACGCCAGCGACCTCCGCCGTTGTGCCAACCTTCGGCCAGCGCATAGTAGTGGTGTGGTTGTGGGCCATTCGGATGAACATCGAACTTCGGAGAGCTGCCGCCGATCCCGAGGTATCCGTTCTCGGCAACAAGCACCCTGCCGCCTGCAGCTTCGACTCGCGTAGCGAGCGCGTGATCTTCCCCATATCGGTTCCAGATCAGCAGCAAAGTTTGCTCGTCGAAACGATCAGGCCTTCCATTCATCGCCACATGGCCTGCCTTGCGCAACCCAGAAAGAAATGCCTCTCTGCGATACCAAGGATTGCTTCTAATCAGGCAGTATGCTTTCAAGCGCCTCTCTCCTGAATGCCTTCAGCGTTGTTTGCCTTGAGCAATTGATGACTTCAATTCCTAACCTTTCCAAAGGCTCAACCAGCGAGAAAAAGTTAGAAGCCCAGCCAGAATAATGAGCTGCTGATGTATTTTTAATCGGATGGCCGTTGTGCGAATGAGATCTGTTTTTGTGGAAGCCAAGATCGTATCCCAACAACAGAATTTTTTTGGCTCCAGCAAGGCAAGCCAAGTTAATTGCTTGATACCCAGAATTGCTTCCGGTGAACAGCGCGTCTTTGCTTTCTGAAAGCCCAAGATGCCCGCCATTCTTTAACATGAATACTTCTGGGTCGCCCACAAGCATGCCTGTATTAGCGATGGTGCACTTTTGTCCTGCGAACGCGCCAAATGCAGCGCGCTGTTCTTCGGCGGTAAATTCCATCCAATCCCATTTTTTTGCAACGCCGTTATGATGCCACTCCCACCACCTGCAGTCTGCAAAATACACAACGTCTGCCCAAGGAGCGACCAAATACATATCATTCACGACAATGGCTTTTATGCCGTGGCTCTTTACCCTGTGCAAGTCTTCCTCTGTTGTCGATGGGCCGCTGGCGATGCATGCAACAGTTTCTCCATCCCAATCTTTCGAGACCCAAGAAAATCGATCAAGAGGCCAACCGAGCGACTTTCGCAATGGGCCTGATTCTGCCGACTCAAATGCATTGCCAAAATACTCGCACAAGCCTAACTTCACAAGCTGTTCTGCGCCGTCTCTTGAAACCCAAACGACATCTCCGGCAATTCGATTTGGCTCTGTCCAAACAGAGCATTGAATTGCCTTTACTACGCGAAGTTGAACTTTATCAGTCATCGCAAAATGAGAGGACGCCGAAGCGCCCTCTCAAAGCATCGCAAAAAATAAACGACGCTCAGCCAGCCGTGTTGCCGTAAACGAAGGCGGAGGCGCGATAGATCGTCAGCGCCAGACGCTCTTCGGCGAGGATCGCGACCATGTTGCGAATGAAGTGGTCGTTGACGTTCTCGCTGATACGCACCGTTGCGTCTTCGCGATCCCAGATTTGTGCGCCAAGGTTGAACGCACCACACAGGAACTTGCCCTGCGTTTGGGTTTGCGAAGCCACGACCGGCTTGGACCAGACACGCGGTTGCACCATCGACTGAGGGTCGCTGAACAGGTAACGACCTTGCGTGTCCTTCAGCAGCATTGCGCTGAACCAGTCGGTCGGGTGAAGGACATACGCGCTCGCCTCATAGTTCGAGAGCGAAACCTGGAGCATCGCTTTGAGGAGCGTGTCCAGGATGGTGTCGCCGGTGGAGCCGCGGTTGTAGGCTGCGGCGGAGCTGTTCAGGCCGGTGAGCTGGCCTGCAGTGCCGTTTGCGGTCAACAGATTTTGCTCCTCGACCAGCTTCAGGCCGTAGAGCAGGCGACCGCTGATGTGACCTTGCAGCATCGACGCGTCTGACAGCACTTGCCGCGAAGCCGGAACCCAGTGCGCCAGCGTGATCACCGGAGAGTTTGCCAGGTCGAAGGAAAGCGCGGATTCGGCTTTCGGTTGACCCTCGGTCTCGGCAGGCGAGCTGCCGCTTCCTTGGGGAGCCGCGGAGTTGGTGAACGCCGTCTCGCGCGCGAACTCGATCAGGTTGCTGGTCGTGACCGCTTGCGGGATCAGATCGCGGATGAACAAGCGCTGCTCTGCGGGCGAGATCACGCCTTCCAGCCGTTGGGAGGGAACCAGCGGTTGGTTCTGGCCTGTGGCGTTCAGGATCGCGGCCTTGCTGTGGAACGACTTGACCTCCACCGGATCCATCCGACCTTGCTTTTGTGCCGCCTTGTATTCGACGGATTCGGTGATGATCTCGACGACGGACTTCACCTTCTCGGGATCACCTTGCGGGCCGCGTGCAGCGAGTTTCTGTTCAGCTTCGACCAGACGGTCGCGCAAGCCTTTGAAGTCGCCAGCCAGAACTTCGCCTTTCTTGCCCAGCTCGGCCAGCGCATCATTGGTCTTGCCATGCAAGGTGCCTTCTTTGCGCACTTCTTCGAGCGCATTGTCGGCGGTGTCCTGGACTTTCTTCAGGTTCTCCTGCATGGCGGCGAACGCCTTCTCCAGAGCGATGTTCAGCTCGGACATTTCTTTGGCATTGAATTGCATGTTTGCTTCTCCTGTGTTGACGATTAAGATTGGAAACGCTTGAGGATATCGAGCGTTTGCTGCGTTGCTTCTCCAACCGTGTCGTCAGCGTCTCGCTGAGTCAAGGTCTTCCAGATCGCGCCAGCGTGCAGCTTCGCTTGCGTCCGCGAAAGACCTGCGGCATCTCGCAACAGGTCTTCCAGTTCTCTTACACTTTTCACGCGCTCGATCTCTTTCACTGTTGAGACCTGCGCCATTTGATTCATCGGGAATGCGGTTGTGCTCACCTCCCACAACTTCAATCCCTTCAACAATCGAATGCCATCTTCGCGAATCTCTTCGCCATTGGGTAGGATGTCGTAACCGATAGAGAGGCCTTCGATGATGCCGGACTTCATCAGCGCGTGAATTTCTCGCGCCTTTCCGACAGCAAGCTCCAGTTGGCCTTTGATGAGCAAGCCGACAGGCGTGTCCTCGACTTTTCCTTTGCCGATAGGCTGGCGCGTGTCGTGATTGGCAAGAATGCGAATGGAGCCGTCCTTGGTTTTGTTGAACTCCTTGAAAGCGCCTTGAACAACAATGTCGCCTCCAAGATCGACATTGTTATACATCGACGCGATGCCTTCGAAGCTGCCGGTTTCGGAAAGCTCCTTGACTTCGAACGGGCATCCCATTTGAGAAATTGGTTTCATTATTCAGTCTCCTTGTTTGGTGAATTTCGGTCCATAAGGCTTGCTGTAAGTTGGTCTCAACAATGCAGAAGGATTCTTTGAAGCGCGATGTTCGCGTTGTCTGCGTTCAAAAATAAGCCTGTCAATCGCCATCTCAAGCTTTTCCAGCGCCGAATCAAGCTTGTCAAAAATCGAATTATTTGGCGTCGTCATGCCTAATCATCCTCCTCAATCTCGGACAAGGCAATCGCAGCGAGAAGAATCATGGCATTCCGATTGCGAATGGAGACGTCTGAAACGTGCCAATGCTTGGTAAAATCCGACAGCCGAATTGCATCTTCAGCATGATAAACAGGCAACTCAATTCTCGGAACGTCAATGCGCTCCAACGACAAGCGAGCTCGCTCAAGTCGTTCTTGAACAAATTGCGCTGAGCTGTAATCTGAAAGCGCGAAAATTTCAACAGAAAATGGCGCAACATATTCGCGAGAAGGTTTGGTCGGAAGCGGTATTGGTTGCGCTCGCGACCTTTGAATTCCTCCGCCCGAACTCGGCCGTGGCTGAACGCTCGAAAGATCAAAAGCAAATGCGCTCTGGCTAAAACCAGAGGCAGAAAATGCTGTTTTAGAAAAAGAAGCGCTCATGCGCCTCTCCAAAGATCGCCAGCTTGACCTGTGCCGGCAACGTCCGCGTCGTTCATTGACTTGGTGTTGGAGTCGACCTGTCCTGCCTTGCTGAAAGTAAGTTGTGCAACCTTCGTGGATATCGCTGTTAACTTCGCGTCTTGCCCAGAGTCAAGGCCAGAGCCGCCAGCCACAACGCGGACTTCTACCTTGTCGACCGCATAGTCAATGTCAACGTTAGCTGCTACAGCGCTTCGATCGAAGCACTGAATTCCGTCCGCGCCGTCATCCGAGAATGTATCCCGCACCACGCG